ATGATGGATACCTATCCGCGTGATCTGCCGCTCGATACCAATGTAAACGTGCTGATGGATTTCGGGGGCGGCGTAACCGGTACGCTCTGGGCATCCCAGATTGCGATTGGACACGAGTGTGACAGCGGCATCTACGTCATCGGCACCGAAGGCTCGCTCGAATGGACCGCGACCGACTGCGACCACCTGATCTATACGCCGCGCAGCCAGCCGAGTCATCGGCTGTCCGCTGGTGCAGACTATCTGCTCGATGCCAGCACGCGGCTTTCCCGTGTTGCGGCAGGCCACAACGAAGGCTTTATCGAGACGTTCTCGAATGTTTACCGTTCGTTCTGTAATGTGCTCTCCGACCGCAAGGCAGGTCGTGAGAACACGACCGACACCTTTCCTACTGTGAAGGACGGCATGCTCGGCGTTCGCTTTGTCGAGGCCTGTGTGCGCAGCCATACGGCCGGAGACGTCTGGATGGACGTATAAAACAGCCCCATCCCTCTTTGACGGAAGTCCCCCTGTATTGAAGGTACAGAGGGACTTCTTAATGTAACACCCCGGAAAATCTCCGAATAGATTGATACTGAAGTTGCTTCAATTTTTGTTTGGAGGTAATATACATGGCTGAAAAAGTTTGCTGCCCGGGTCCGATCGGCGGCAATAACGGCAACAGTGCAGGCGGCTTCCGCGAAGCGGTCTGCGTCCACACCAAAAAGGTTTACGACTCCTGCCGCAGCAAGGAGTGCCTGCGTGACATTCGCGTGTATCTCACCCGCGATGCGCAGGAGCTGATCAATGCCGGTGGCATTGCATCTGTGAAGCCGCGTGAAGCGGAACTGCTCTGTGTTTCTATTGATGTTGAGCGGATTCAGTTTAATCGAGGTTTCTACAGCGTTGATATCCGCTTTTTCTATCGCATTGAATGTGAAATCAGCTGCGTAATCGGTCGTCCGCGTATCGTGGACGGACTGGCGGTATTTGACAAACGTGTTGTACTGTTCGGCGGCGAAGGCGGCGCGCGCATCTTTTCCTCGCAGTATATCGAGGACGGCCGCGATGTGCAGCTGCGGCCTGACAGCAACAAGCCGACTGCGGTCGTAGAGGTCGTTGATCCGATCATGCTGGACGCGCGTGTGGTTGCGCCGGAAACCAGCTGCAACTGCTGCTGTCAAAGCATAAAATGTTATAGGTGTACGAAACGACAAAAAAAGCGCCGTCAACCGACGGCGCTTTCGCATTTTCTTATCAGAATCCCAATCCTTTCAAACCGCTAAGCCCCTTGAGCTGCTTAAGTCCGCCGGAACTGCTTCCGCCACTCGACCTACTCGACCCGCCGGAACTCTTTTTGCTCTTGCTTGCCGCCGAGGACAGCTGCGTGTACACCGGCGAGCCTTCGTAAACATACCCGGTCTTTGCGTTCTTATAATCGCCGATGAGCGACGCAGGGTCAACCGGCGTGCCGTCCTTGGTAATTGTCAGATCAAGGTGCGGACCGGTCGAATTGCCGGTGCTGCCGACGTTGCCGATCGTCTGCCCCTGTTTTACTTCCGTGCCGACCGCAACGCTGCTCTGGTTCTGCATGTGGTGGTACATGCTCACATAGCCGTTGTCATGTGTTACCTCAATCGTCCAGCCGTAACCGGAGACCCAGCCGTTTGCGGTTACCTTGCCGCCCTGAACCGACTTAATCGCCGTACCGGCAGGCGCGGCAATGTCGATCGACTTGTGCCAGCGCGAGGACGAGGCACCGTTGCTTGTCGCGAACGTGTCACGCGGACCAAACTTGCTGGAGATCGTGCCGCCCGCAACCGGGTTTGCGAACTCGCCGCCGGAGTATTGATACACGGAAACCGTTGCTGAACCGAACGGGTTCTTCTTCCATTTACGGTTCGAGCTTTGCCAGAGGTACGCCTTCTGTGCCTGGGTCAGTCCGTCAATGGATTCCACGGCCGCCTTGGCCTTTGCCTGGCTTACGCCCTTGCCGTCCGTGTCTGCCGCCTTGAGCGCCATCTGGTACAGCGCATACACACCCGGCGAAATGCCGGCTTCCTTGGCAACTGCCGCCTTGGCCTCCCAGCCGGACAGCTTGTCGTTGTCCGCAACGTGTTGCTCGTAGCTGTTGAGCATGGAGCGCAGCTCCTTTTTGCCTGCGTCTTTGAGGTAGCCGTAGAACTTGCGGTCCTTAATCGCTTCCTCGTACTTGGAGATATGGAACGCATTGCCGGAAGCGCTGTCGCTGTACGCGCCGAACAGCGCGTCCTTCTGCGTGTCGGACAGATTGCCATAGCCATTGAGAATGGCCTGCATCGCATCGCTCTTGCTCATGCCGGAACCCTTGTACTCCTTGTTGTACGTTGCCATGTCGCCCGCAAACTGTACAAAGTCAGTTGCATTTACCGTACCCTTTACCGCATCCCAACGCTCCTTGTCGCTCTCGCCCATGGCGGAAACGAGCACATAGTCCGCAAACGCGTTCTTTTCCGCATTCGTGTGTTCGCCGTCCTTGGCATACTCGTCGAGGATGTTCTGCAGCACAGCGTTTTTCGCGTAAAGCTGGTTGTTCTCTCCGTCCTCGTAGTCCTTTGCGTCAACATAGTTGTCCGCCAATGTCTGCTCGATCACGCTGTCCCACTTGACGAAATCATCAACCGAAATACCGTGCTTAATTGCCTCGGCCGCGTCGTCCTGTCTGCTCTCGCGCACATACTGGCTAATATCAAACGCATCCTGAGATGTGTAGTCTGCGGAATCACCGGCTGTGATCAGTTCGCGGTCGAGCGTTTTCTTCTGCATCGGCGTAAGGTCGTTGTTTTCCAGCAGCATTTTGCGGATGGACGCCGCCGCAATCTCCTTGTAATTCTCTCTGCCGTATTTCTTCTTGGCGTCTGCAGTGGTTGCCTTCATCGCCTTAATGGCGGCAAATACCGCCTCGGAATTGTCGATAGTGTTGCCATTCTCGTCCTTGTTCCAGCTCATGCGCTGCCGCAGCTCCTCGAATACCTTCGTCTCGTCTGCGTTCAGGCTGTTGTAATCATCGTCAGCCCACTCCTGCGCAGTTTTGAGCGAAGACTTGCCGAACAGCATCGCCTGTGCCCAGTCGCGCGGACTCTGGCCGTAGGTCGGAAACTGCAGGATCTTCTCACCGTTCTTGTCCAAACTATAGCTGCCGCCCGCGTAAACCGTGGCCGCGCCCTCGAGCGCCTTCTTCACCGCACCGCAGCCGAACGGCAGCAGTAGATACGCCGCCGAATTGGCCGCACTCTTTGCCGCGTCAAGCGCAATGCGCTTACCGTCGTAGCCGTTCTCGTATTCCTTGGTCAGCTTATCAAACTCCGGAACCGCCGAGAATAATGGCACACGGCCGCCGCCGATTAAGCCGCCCACAAACGGAATCTGCTCTGCCACGTTCTCGCCGAGGTCGAGCGCAATGTCCACACCGGACTTTTTCTTCTTGTCCTTGTCGTCATCGTCTCCCAGACCGAACGCCTCCGCGATCAGCTCCAGCGGGTCAAGGTCGAACGCATCGCCAACCATGCTGATAGGGTCAAACGCCGAATCACGGCCGGTCAGCTGATGGTAAACCGCGTTGAACAGGTACGCGCCGGTAAACACCTTCGTGTACGCCCAAGCCAGTTTTGGTACGCTCTGCTTTGCCCGCGGCAGGTCCTTGAACAGATAGGAAAGCTGGTTGTTCACCTCAAGCTGGAACATGGTAAACACCTTGCGGACAGGGTTCACGCTGTTGAACGCGGTCGGCTGCGCGCCCTTGGAGCGGTCCGCCATCAGGTTGGCGGCAAACGTGTCCGCATTGTCGAACGCCTCCTGCACGTCCATGCCGTTCTGGATATTCTGCAGATACTTCGCGCGCGTTACCACGTTGCTGGTAAAGTGGTCGATTGCCTCCATCGGCATGCCGGCAATATCGGAGATTTTGCGCGTCAGTGTCCGGTCAAGGAACTGCGTGCCCTCGCGGTTGGTCAGGAAAACCGAGCCGTCCGTAAAGCCGTCATCCTTCACAGCGCTTTTCACCGTGTCGCGCATGGCTTTGATGAGGTTTGCCGTGCTCACCTCGCCTGTGGCCTGCGTGATGGGGATAAAGTTCGTGATCCACGAGCCGGGATTCATTGCGATCATGTTCGCCGCCACACGTCCCTCAACGTTCTTTGCCACCGTGTAAATCTGTCGGCCGATCATTTCCTCCCAGCCGCGATCCGCGCGTGCCTTCTTGCCCGCAAGGTTGTTGATATACTCATGTAAGTTGGAAACATAGCCGCCCATGCCCAGCTTCTTCTGGTTGTACAGCTTCTGGATATTGTCCTGATTGGGGTTGTACGCCTCATCAATCTTCTGGTGCCGTTCCAGTGCATTCAGATTGCGGTCGTTGCGGATCTGGTTTACGATCTCGCGCGTGCCCTCGTCCGAAAGCCGGTACCGCAGCGCGTCCTCAAGCGAGCGCAGCTGCTGCACGCTGTCCGTCAGAAAGATAATGTCACCAGCAGTCTCAATGTACCGGTCAAAGCCCGCCACCGCGTCATAATCGGTGAGTTCACCTTCACGCTGCAGCAGGTTGCCGAACCACTTCTTTCCGGGTGAAAAATCATCTGTAATGCCCGCAAGGTCAGTGCCGATATTTACCGAACTGTCCTTGCCCCAGCCAAAGCTGTAGCGAATACGCGAAAGCAGCGTGTCCGGCTTGTCCTTCACAAAATGCGGTGCATAGTTCTTGCGGGCTCGTACCGGCTTCATGCCGTTGGAGAGCAGCGTTTCGTTGAGTGAGTCATACAGTTCCTTGTAAATCGCCTGAAACGTTGCCACGCCGTCCGCCACATTCTTCTGCAGCTTGCTTGTCACCTTGATCTTGTTGTTCTTGATGTACTCGGCAGCAACGTCATTCCGTCCCTCAAGCGCCATCTGCACCAGTGCGGATTCGTGCTTGCTCAGGTGCAGGTCTGCCACCTGCTGACGCATGGTGTTCACATAGTTCGTGCGGTCTGCAACCGCCTTGTGGACGGGCGCAAAATACTCGTCATTCAGCTGTTCGGCCTTGTCGCGGTTGTTCTTTCCGAAAATGTCGTAGCTGTTGCGCTCCATCGTCTCACGGCTGTACGCACCGGGAATCTTCTTATCCTTGGCAAACTCCGCAATGGTGTCCGCCATTTCCTCGGCATTCAGCGCCATGGTCTCACCGCGCGTCCGCTGATAGTCCTTGATTGGCTGCATCCGGCGGTTCAATTCTTGCTGCAGCTGATACCGGTGCATGACGGCTGCCGGATCGTCGCACTGGCTGAACGTGTTTGTTGCGCCGTTCACCATAGCGGCCTGCAGCAGCTGCTCATCCTTGGCGGAAAGCGGGTGGTTCTTCTGGAACTTCTCGATCTGCTCGTGTACCGGTCGCGCCTGCTCCCACGTCTCGCGCAGCTCGGCGGACTGTACCGCGCGCACCTGTTTGTAATCATCGTCATGTAGGAACGAGCGCTTTTCCGTCAGCTTGTTCTGCAGCTCCCGCATCGCCTGTTCCCTACTCTTGCCGTACATCTCATAGTTGCCGAGCGGCCGCGGCTGCTCCTTCTGGTTCTGCCCAAACCGATATTCTGAGTCGTCGAGCGACGGATTCAGCGCTTCCTCAGCTGCTGCCGCACGCTGCTGTTCGCTTGCCACCTCATAGGTGCCCGGTTCTGCGATCCGCTGTGCGTTCTCGGCTTCGACGCGGTGAATACCTTCCTCGCCGGTCTCGTTGTTTCGGAAAAACGCATTGTAACTGCCGTCCGGATTCTGGTTCAGCACCTCGCCCACGTTTCCGCGGTCTGCCGTGCGAATCATGTCATTCTGCTGGATTTCCGGCATAACAGCGCCGGTCTTCACTCCCTGCTCATTCAGCTGTGCGTTCAACTGACGGATTTCGTCCATCAGTTGATTACGGCGCTGCATTTCGGCCACCGAGAGCCGCCCGTCTCCCTGATCGAGCTCCTGCAGTTCCGTCCAAGCATTGTTCAGTCGGTCCTGCAGGTCGATAACATTATTCTGCGTCTGAGTATCCATCTGCTGCATCGCCTGTACCGCCGCACGCTGATTGAGCGCTCTGTTTTCCTGCTCCTGCAGGTACTGTGCTGTCTCGGCCTTTTCCTGCAGATCAAGATGATTCTGCAGATCCGCGTCATAATTCGCAGTCAGCTCAGCACTCCGTGCCGCATTCTGCCGCTGCATATCGGTCAGCGCGTTTACCATCTTATCCTGCGCGGTCTGCACCGCACGTTCCCGAATAGGTCCTTCCGGCAGCTTAAGCGCCGCCTGCAGCTCGCTGTCGAGCTGTACAAGCTGCTGCACCTGATTATAATCGTATGCATCAGCGGCATTCATACGCTCCGTATCTGTTGCCGCTCTCGAACCGACCGCACCCGCCGTACCAAACACTAAGCCGCCGAACGCGCCGCCTGCGGCGCTCTGGGCAAGCTCCTGCAGGCTGAACTTTGCGTTCGGATCCTGCGCCGCCTTATCCGCAACGTAGTTCATAAAATAGCTTGCGCTTTCCTCTGTCGCCTCCTCACCCATCTGGATGAGGATATTTTTACGGCATTCACGCCGCCGGAGTGCAAAATCTTGCTCATTTGACCGAGCGGCAGTCTTTCGGTTGCGGCCTCGATCGCACCAGACGTCAAACCGCGCGTCAGCGACTCGCGCGCGCCCTTGCCCTGCTCATTCAGTTCAAACGAGCGCTGACCGGCCGCCTGGCCGCCCATCATGATCGAGCCCGCCGCCGGACCGACGACCGGAATCGCACTTACCGCCATCACCGGCGCATTGCCCGCAAGGGAAATGCCCTGCTCGGTCAGCCAGCGCGGCGCAGGTGTTAAACCGGCCTCAGCGTTCGCCTGTGCCTCGGCTGCCTCGCGCAGCATACGCTGTGACCATTTGTTGGGGTCTACGCCCTTGTTTACGGTCAGCTCGTTCTTGCTCTTGCGGACCTCCTGCAGCTGATCGTACACCGCCTGATAGTCGGCAGGAACCGAGCCGTCCGCCGCCGTGCTGTTCATGCCCTGCAGGGTGAGTTCAAGCGTCTGCTCCTGCTCCTCAAGCTGGCGGTATTCCTCGCTCTGGCGGCTTTCTTCCTCGTTCGCGCTTACCTGACGCGAGGTGTCCACGAGGGACGGCAGCGATGCGATCCACCGCTTGCCGACTGCCTCCATGCTGTTGCCGAGACGGTCCGCCGCGTGCCGCAGGTCGATGTTTTCCTGCACATACGCAAGCGTCTGCTCATCCGCACCGGCGGCTTTCAGACGGTCCATGATAACGTCCGCGTTGTCGCGCGGCTGATATACAAGACCGTACCGCTCCAAAATGCGGCTCATCTCATTGGATAACTCCTGACGGGCGCGGTCACGGTTGTGCGTGTCCTCGCTGCTCCACGTCTCATCCGAGCGGTTAAACAGGTCATACATCGTCTTGTGTGCATTATAGCCGGTCTGACCGCTGAAATAGTCCTCATCCAGTCCCTGTGCGGCCTGCATGGCGGTCGGGTAGACGGTTGCCTTGTCTGTCTTACCCATCACGCCGGAAGTATGCAGCAACTGTGTTGCCTGATTCAGCCGTTCGGTCGGCTTGCTGCCGTAGGCCATGCGCACGCCGGCAGTCATTTCGTGGCCGTACTTATCAAAAGAGGCGCCGGTCTGCGGGTTGTACTCATAACCGAGCTTGCGCCGCAGAGCGTCGTTCTGCGCGTGCAGCTGTGCCTTTCTGTTCAGATCGCTGGTCTTGTGCCAGTCCATGGAGTTCTTGAGCAACTGCGTCAGCGTCGGGTTGCCGTCTCCGCTGCTCTTACTGGCTGTAGAAACGTTCTGCCGTGGATTGCGCCGCTGCTCTGCCGCCTTCTTTGCCGAAAACAGCTGATTCTGCTGACTTGCCGCATACGGCTGACTTCTTGTCACGCTGCCGCCGGTCAGATAGGTGCTTGCAGGCTGCCGTACATTGTTCTGCTGCGTGTTCCGGCTGCCTGTGCCGGAAAGGCCCTGCCGCGTGTTCCCTCGCTGCTGAAAAACAGTGTTCCGCTGCTGAGAAGCCGCATACGGCTGACTTCTTGTTGTGCCGCCGCCGGTCAGATAAGTACTTGCAGGCCGCAGTGCATTCTGGTGCGCCTGTACACGCTGCTGTTCTCTGTTGCGCGCCGCCGTCGCACGGCGGCTGTTGTCCTGATGTGCCGGCTTCTGCGGAACAACCTGCGGCACCTTCAGCAGCGCGGACGTTTTGTTCTTGTTTTTCTTCTTCTCGTAATCGCTGTAAAAACTCATATGAACCTCCTAAAGAGAGAAGGCGGCGAAAATCGCCGCCTTCTGGCGTAGTTAAAGCTGGTTAAGCTGCCACTGAGAATACTTGTTGGAAAGGTTCTGACCGGTAGTCTGAGCCTGCATGTACGCAATCTGCGCATTGATATACTCAATCTGCTTAAGCGCCGTCTGACGGTCAACCTTGCCGTTCTCAATGTCCTCCTGCAGCTGACGCTTCTGCATTTCAAGCTGCTGTGCCGCGAGCGTCGCCTGACCATTGTACGTGCCGGTCTGCTCAGCCTGAGAAAGACCAAACTGCTGTCCCCACTGGTTTGCCGCAATAATGTTCTGCGTATTCTCGTAGCGCTTGGCGGCAATCTCCTTATAGAGATTGGCAAGCGCGTTTGCCGCCTCAATATCGCCGGTAAGCTGTGCCTGTGTAATGGCCTGCTCGATCTTGGCAAGCGTTTCGGTCTGCGTGGTAGCGTTGCTATTCAGCGCGTTCTGATAAGCGTTGCCGGCGCTTATCTGGCTGGACTCGGTAAGGCCGCTTGTCAGCAAACCGTTTGCCGCAAGGTTTTCCGCGTTCGAGCCGCCGGGCTTAATGCTCTGCATATACGCCTTTTCCGCAGCGGCGTTGTTGGCCTCGGTCTGCTTCATTACGTCGTATTTCTGACCGTTCAGGCTGGCAACCGCGCTATCCACCTTGGCCTTGAGCGCCGCCTGCTGCTGTGCCGCAGCGTCCTCCATGTACTTTTTATATGCATCAAAGCCGCTGTTGAGCTGATTGCTCATCTGCTTGCCCAGTACATTGCCGCTCACATAGCCCTTGCCGATGTAGTCCGAGCCGTCCGAGCCGCCGGAGTAGCCGTACTGCGCACGCAGCGCCTCGGCGTCCGCATGGGCGGATTTCATAGCCGCAGTGTCACCGCGCGCCTGTGCTTCCGCATAGCGCTTTTTGATCGCCGCCATCTGGGCGGAATCCTCCACGCTCGTGTCCTTAATGGTCTGGTCGTTATGTGAGCCGAGTGGCGTATAAGTACCGCTGCCAGACGAACCGCCGCCCGAGCTGCTCCCGCCCGAGCCGCCGGTGCCGGAAGCGCCGCCGTAAGTGAACGTCTGGCCGCCCTTGCTGATCGTGGTCGTGCCGTCGCTGTTCTTCTTCCACGTCGAGCCATCACTGCCCGTCATGGTCGAACCGGCAGCCGCAGAACTTACAAAATCCTTGCCCTTGTCCGAGCCGATAGCGTAGCTGCCGCCCTTGCCGGTTGCCGCCATCGAAGCGCCGGACGAGCCGGAGGACGAGGATCCGCTCGAACCGGAAGAACCCGAGGAACTGCCCGAGGACGAGCCGCCGGTGCTGCTCTTGCTTGCCTTTGCCGCTGCAGCTGCCGCCTTAACAGCGCCCGCCAGCATAGAACCCAGTCCCATTTACTTCACGCCCTTTCCGAGCAGACCTAAACGCTGTAAAATCACCGAAAGCTGTTCGCGCGTCAGCGGACTCTGCGGCTTGGTGCCGTCCATAATACCGGCGTCTGTCGCCGCCTGCCAAGCCTCGGCAGCATACGGATGCGGCTTCTGGTTGGCCTTTTCCGCCTGATAGCGTTCTTCATGTGCCGCAAATTCTTTGTCTGTCATCTTGGTTTCCTCCTTTGGAGTTTCTTTGGCCGTCAGTCGTGCCTTGAACGACTTCCACTGGCTCTCATCACGCACCCACGGTTCCGGGCAGTCTTTACCGGTTACGTCGTAGTGGCGTACAACGTGGTCTGCGTCAATGTTGTACTTTGCCATAAGCATTTTTACAAGCTCGACCGTACGATCCACAGTCTGTGCAGTGATAATAACTTACCGTTCACCTTGTCGCTACACATTTCCACGCCCAGAGAATTTCTGTTCATACAGATACCATGCAGCGGATGGTGCGAGCTTTCCAACGATCCGCCGCAGTGCCACGCACCATCTGTATCGCGGACAGACTGCACAACACTGTGCTCATCGACAAAATAATGCGCCGATGCCTGCAAGCCGCTGTTGTTGTGGAAATACTGCGCATTGTTCATCGCCGTATCGCCGTTGCCTGCCGTATAGTGTACGACAATATACTTGATACTGTTGCCGCCTCGGCCGGAATAAAAGTTGCTCGAATTCGCCTGTAAGAACGGAATATTCATACTTACTTCTCCTTGTTCGGCCTGTCGTAGCCGAGTGCCGTCTTGCTGTCTCCCACGCCTGCCGTAGTCGGGTCAATAAATACCGACAGGATAGCAAGCGCCATCGTGCACAGCTGCACCGGATTAGACAGCACCGAAACAGCACCGTTCCACACAGCCGCCCAACTCGTAAACGTCTGCGGGTCAACACCAATCGCCGTAATCGCAACCGATGCAACGCCAACCCAAAACCACGGATTTTTCATGCGTACCGGAATATTAACCTTCATGCTCTATCTCCTCCAAATCGTCAATGCGGTGGTTCGCCACCCTGATCCGCTCATCCAGCACGGAATACTCCTTTTCGAGTTCATATGTCCGGCTGATGAGGTTGTTGTGCTTCTCCACCTTCTTTTCCAGCTGCTCGATGCGGTAATTCGTGAGATTGCTCGAAAGAGCAATGCCGCCGAGCGTTCCCACGAGCGTTCCCATCAGCGACAGCGCCGCTGTAATTACTTCCGCCGGCACATCAAGCCTCCATCGTACCGCCGAACTCGGACGGTACCAGCTCCGGCAGACCGCTGTCGAGCAGGATCTCCGCCACCTTGGCCTTGAGTGCCTTGGGCACCTCGTCGAACTTCGTCTTGCCAAGGATCACTCTCTGTGCGAAAAACATTGCCATCATAATTACCAACCTTTCTAAATAATGTAGAATATTAAACTTCATCGTTGTAGACCTGAACAGCCATTTCAGCGATGCAGTCCTCGATAAAGTCGCTGCGTTCGGTTGCGGCGCTGACCTGCGCCTTAAGCAGCTTGTTCTCCTTCTCGCTCTCGACCAGCCGGGCAGAGATCGTGTCCAGCGCAGCCGCTGTTCCGTCCACCGCGCGGGTGAACACGGCGGTGACACTCGTCGGATCGGCGGCTGCGACCGTGGCCGTCTTGAGCGCGTACCCTGCCAGCACCTCAACCGGATCACCGGCATCGGTCTTGACTGTGAGCACAGCGGAATCCAGTGCAAGCACGGCCTCGACCGACGTTTCCGCAAACGGGATCGTCAGCAGGTCGCCGTCGGTCTGGTAGTCCAGAGCCTTGATTTCGTTGATTTTCATTTGTCCTTCCTTTCTGTGGTCAGTTCGCCACATATTTATTGTATTGATGCCTTACGCCCTCCTCATTCAGCTCGGCGTAGATCTGCGTTGTTGCGATGTCCTCGTGACCGAGCAGGCGCTGAATAACGGTTACGTCCATACCGCCGTTTAACGCATGGGTCGCAAACGTGTGCCGGAGCAGATGCGGGTGCACCCTGCCCTCCAGTCCGGCGCGCTCACTCAGGCTGTGGACGATGCGTTGAATGGCACGCGGCTTGAGCGGGTCGTAGGGCGATTTGCTGGACACAAACAGGCCGTCGCCGCCCTTGCGCTGCATCATATACTCCTCAATCATCAGGCGGGCGCGAACACTGAAATACACCACACGGTCCTTGTCACCCTTGCCGGTGACCTGCACCGACCGGTCTGCGAGATTGAGATCTGCCGCACGCAGCTGCGCGACTTCGCTCAAACGGCAGCCGGTAGATACAAGGAACTCGATCAGCGCTTTCTCCCGGTACGTCTTGCAGGCATCGCGCAGACGTTCCAGTTCCTCAACCGTGAGGGCCTGACGAGCACCCTTCTTGTCCAGCTTGAGCGACTTGATCTTCGCCATGGGGTTCTTTTTAATGCGTTCCTCGGTATGAAGCCATCCAAAGAACGCACGCAGTGTGTTGATGTGCGTTTGCAGCGACGTGTCTTTCAGGTGACGCGTTTCATCGAGGTACGAAATGTAGCCGCGAATGTCGTCGGTCGTTACCTTGGCAGCACTCTTGTTCACCCTGGCGGCGAACATTTCGAGGTTGCAGCGGTAGTTCCCCAGGGTCTTGTCGGACAGGCCGTCAATTCGCTTTGCGCCCAGATAATACTTGATCCTGCGGTGCAGATCGCTGCGCTGTTCGTCCGATTCTTTCGTGATAGAATAGTCCTTTAAGATCGCGGCGAGCGCTTCGGCGGTCACAGGCATACCTCCGGAAAAAGTTTCGGAAAGCCGCTTTGCGAGTTCTGTTTTTGCGTTCATAACGTGTTTCCCCTTTCGATTTGGTGTATCTTCCATTATACACGAAACCCGAAAATAAGGGCGTTTTTGTGCGCATTAGACCGCTATGGCGGCAATCATCGGGAACAGCACTGCGCTTAACGCAGTTGTTTCGTCCTCGACCGCTATGGCGGCGATTGCGTCGTCCTCGACCGCTATGGCGGCGATTGCGTCGTCCCAGACCGCTATGGCGGCTATCGAGAAGTCGCAGGTAGCGAAGGACGCAATCGCAGCATCCGACATGGCAACTGCAAAGTATGCTGTCGGCGCCGCCGGTCTGAACCCGGCAGACTATGCCAACATGGCGGCAGTCGCGTCGTCCCAGACCGCTATGGCGGCCGTTGCGTCGTCCTCGACCGCTATGGCGGCCGTTGCATCGTCCAACACGGCCCGCACAGCTATCACGAACTCTGCAACGGCAAAGAACGCCCTTGCCTCCAGCCCTTTGAAAACAACCGTGACAAAGGGCAACGGAAACGGTTGGGAGAACCGTACCATCCGCAATGGCATGGGATATCTAATCAGTTGCTACAACGCAAACAGCGGTGGAGAGGCTGGATCTACTTGGTACAAGTTGGATGGGGCGCAAACCAGCCAGCCCGCAGGCACTACAAATGTGGGGAAATTTTTCACATCTTCCTTGGCAATTTACTGGTGGTCTTCTACCTCCAGCGTGACCTATATCCCCTGTTAAAATCGCCGCTCTCAGCTACGCATTAACATTCTAAGACGTACCACGCAACTTTATATAGGCGCTTATGAGGCAGTTTAAGCTGAATGTTACGTCTGAATACTGCAAAACAACCGAGAAAGCCGGTGAATACGGCGTTATCGCCGCGGTTGCGTGCGCATTAGAATGTTAATGCGTCCTTGCTCAGCACTGAAAATAGTCGATCCAATCATCTCTATCAGTATCATTCTTCATGTAGGTAGCAATCTTTTTGTACTGCTTAAAGTAAGCATATTTACCCTTATAGCTATCCCACTTCGGCTTGCTGCCATCGGACAGGGTGGCATATCCGTATTGAGACGTATCGAAAGCATTATCGTTGCTAATCTGAAGAATAATAAACTTGCCGGACAGGCTTGCGCTGGCACCACTCATGCGCTTTTTCTTCGCATAAAGTGCATCTAAAGCCGTTGTGCTGGCAGCAATAGCGCTCAAAGCTGTACTCGACGACGCAATCGCCGCCATAGCGGTCGAGGACGACGCTACGGCCGTCATGTCGGCATAGCTGTCCGGGTTGAGGCCAGAAAGGACTGCCACGGCCTTGCCCATGACTGCGCTGGTCGCTCCCGTAAGGGTCGCCCAGGCTGTTTCATTGGCCTTGACGGCATCAACTGCAACCGCGCTCCCGTAGACAGCAGCCACGGCAACATAGGACGCAGCCACAGCCGCCATAGCGGTCGAGGACGACGCAATCGCCGCCATAGCGGTCGAGGACGAAACAACTGCGTTAAGCGCAGTGCTGTTCCCGATGATTGCCGCCATAGCGGTCGAGGACGACGCAATCGCCGCCATGTCGGCATAGTCCGCCGGATTCAAACCGGCCAGCTTCGCCGCGGCCTTGCCCATAACTGCGCTGGACGCTCCCGTAAGGGTAGCCCAGGCTGTTTCATTTGCCTTGACAGTTTCAACCGCAACCGCGCTCTCGTAGACTGCGGCCACAGCCACATAGGACGCAGCTACCGCGTTCATCGCTACATGAGAAGTCACCACCGTATTGAACGCTGCGGTGTTTGCAATGAGCGCCGTCATAGCAGTTTCGCTTGCAGCTACCGCGTTCATCGCAGCCTGAGAGGTTGCAACCACATTGAGCGCCGTTGCGTTGCCGATGACAGCCGCCATCGCAGTCTCGCTTGCGGCAACAGCATTGAGTGCAACCTGAGAAGTTACAACAGCGTTAAGCGCCGTCGCGTTGCTGACGACAGCCGCCATTGCAGTCTCACTTGCAGCCACGGCAGTCATCGCGGTTTCGCTTGCGGCAACCGCCGCAATGTCCGTGTAGGCAGCACAGCTCTGTCCCGCCAGAGCTGCAATCCATTTTCCGGCGCTTACCGTGCCGGCACCAGCGGCACGAGACAAAACCGGATCGTGCAGGATTTCCAGACAGCGAGCGCTGTCCGAGTACATCGCGTCATGACTTTCCGCGCCTGCCTCGTAAATGCTTCCGAGAAACGTCTGCACCGCATCGTCGATATACGGCGAAGCCGCAAGCAGCGCATACAGCTCCTGTGCGTTCTTGTCCGGCGTTTCCGGCTCGTAGCCGAGCACGACCGCAACGCCGCCTGCGTTGCTCACGAACGCCTGCGCCTGTGCCCTGCTGGCAAGGATGGTGCGCAGGCGGTGTACGCCTTTTCGGTAGTTATCCTTAAACTCATGCGAGTAATAGCTGAAATCCTGCTGAATCTTCTTGAGCATTACTCGTCACCTCCAAACTCAATAGCGATATAATCCATTTCGATCTTCTCTGCCGTTGTAATCGTGCCGAGCGTCGGCAGAACGACCTGCGGCAGCGTCACACCGGAAACATAGGTGATCTGACTGTGACTGGGTGACGAGCCGGTGTCCGAGCCGATATAGCCGGTAGCCGTTGTCACCGTGCCCTTCGTCGCACTGCCGCCCTGCAAACTCGGCTGACGCAGGCAATAGAGGAATCCTTCCGCAGTCACGTTCTTAATCTCGCAAAAACCGCTGAATTCCTTCGGCGTCACCGTCAGGACCGGCACGCCCTCAAACGGATGGCGAAACTTGAACGTGTTCCAGCCCGCACCGGCATTGATAAAGCGGCCGGTCTCCATTGTGTAATCGTCCAGCTCATTGGTGCTGCGTGCCGGCTCTGCGGCCTCGATCATATCAAGCACATCCTGCGCCAGCCTGTCCGCCGTCACGGCCTGCAGCGCCAGCTTGATGGTGGTCACGCCGTAGTCCGGGATAACGCCCGCCGTTACATCGTCGATCTGCCTGCGAATTTCCTCGAGCGCAGCCTGTACCGTCCCGCTCGTCACGCCCTTGAACGGTGTAATGCCGACCCTGCCCGCGCCCTCGGCGGATTTTACAGCATTGATATACCGCACAAGGTTTGCCTGCAGCTGTTCGAGCGCGGCCTGCACGGTGTTTGCGTTCACGCCGTCAAATGGCGTCATGCCGACGTTTTCCGCGCCGTTCTCCTTTACCTCTCTGCGGTAGTCCTCAAGGTTCTTCTGGATACTCTGCAGCTGCTCCTGCACCGTGCCGCCGGTCACATTGATAAACTCGGTCGCGCCGATCTGTCCGGCGCTGTTTGCGGCCTGCAATGCCTCGATCAGCTTGTTAAGCCTCTCGATAATAAGCAGCGGCAGCAGATCAAAAACCTTCTTGTTTTCCTCGGCCGAGCCGGTCAGCGCGTCCGGCTGGCTCTGCACGCCGGTCTCTGCCGCCTTTTCGGCTGAAATTTTGCTTTCATCAAACGTCATGTCCTCACCTCACTGTCTCTTTGCGTACTTTGCGATAAAGTACCGAATGACAACCTCGTGCACGCCGAAGCCCTCGTCCACCGTGTCGGACTGCAGAATGACCTGAATCGCCTTCCAGCCCTTGCGCTTGAACAGGAACGGAATAATGGAGTTTACTACCGTTCCGAACGGAAAGCGTTCAAATCCGATGTAGTGAAAATTCAGCCGATCCGCTGTCACGCGCTTCATGAGCGTTCCGTGGTCGGTTTCGAGTCTTACCCAAATTTCAACCGCACTGCGCGTGTAAGCCTTTAAGTGTACACCGCTGCCGCGCTTGGGCATGGTTTTCAGTATCATCGGCGTGTTCATCGTATCCAGCTTGGTGGCCCACTCGGTGTGAATGGCCGCGCCGTCATCCGAGAACGCGTTCATCATAATGTCATTGTTCTCGTCTACCAGATCGTCATTAAACCGGCAAACTCTGCCGTCCTCGGTGCCGAAATACAGCGCCTGTTCGTGTGAACAGAGCACCTTTGCGGGCACGTTCGTCCAGTAGTACCATTCATACCCGTTGTCTGCCTTGTCCTGATTGCCGTCTGCCACATACGCGCAGCCGTCTATCACAAGCACATACCAGCCGCGCCAGCAGGCGGCTACAGCGTCCGCGAGTCTGCGCTCCTTGCACAGCTTGGGGTTGACACGCCTCGACCGGCAGAATAACTGCCGCACCTGCATGTTGTTGTAGTAGGTGGTCGTCGGCGCATATACACCGCGCGGACTGAGATACAGCGGATCGTCATTCAGGTTCGCCGAGGAATACTTGGCAATCGCGCCGTAGCCGGGCACGCCCTCTTTCAGCGGAAAGGTTGCCACATCGTTCAGCATTGCGCCCGAGTGGTGCCAGATCGTGCCCTCCTGCCGGTTGTCCTTCTTGATGAGCAGTAATTCACCCTGTGCCTTGAGATAGCACATAATGGGGAAATCGCTCGAACCCACGACAGAATAGTTAATGTCGGGGAAATAGGTCGGGTCGGACAGGCCGGAAAACCATTCCATAGCCGCGTGCTCCTTGTTGCCGGAAATAAAAACGCGGTTGCTGCTGCCGTCCATGCCGTAAATCGCAAAGATGGTGCAGCCGAGCACCTTCTTCCGGTCCTCGGTGGTCTTGGCAAACTTCACCTCAAAATTAGAGATACCGGCGTTCTCCGGCGCGCTCGGTGCGGTTTCAAACGTCACCGTGCCTTTTTCCGCGTCATAGCTTTTCACCGGAATCGCACTGCCGTTCAGGTAGGCCGCTGTCGGCGTGCAGTCCTTGTCAATGCCGGTCACGTCCAGCTGATAGGTCGTGCTTGTGCCGTCTCCGATAAAGCGGTTCTTGCGCCACTTGCACAGCATATTAACGTTCTCGTAGGTCTCGCCGCCGCCTGTCGCCTTGCGCTGATAGCTGGTCAGCGGGCAGTAGGCGTTATCGTCTACCGCGTGTACGGCAGTTTTGCCGTCGTAAACGACGTAGTGCTCACCGGTCAGAATGAACAGCTTGCCGTGCATGTAAAAGCCCTGACTGCGGCCGCCGGAGTTGAGTCCTACAAGCAGCTCCTTGCGGCTGTCCTTGACTTCTTTGTAGTCCGCGTCCAGCTTTACCGCATATAGCTTGCTGCCTGCGTGGACGATGAGCGTCAGGTTTTCCTCGTCATTGTCATTCTCATATGGGAAGATTCCGGCGACAGGAACGGCCTTGCCGTCCGCATCGATAAACCGCAGCAGCGTGCGCCATCCATAGCGCCGCTCGGGAAAGCCGCCCTCGTCTGCGATAACGTTTACCGCACACGGCGAGCGTGAGTCATCGATCTGGGTCTCGTCGGTTGAGTAATCCAAACCCTTGAAGCGCTTATAGTGCTTGGTGCCTTCATCGGATTCGGTAAAATCCGGCACCGTAACCTTACGCGGCATAGCTTACTCCTCCCCGTAATCCGGCACAGCAGGCGTAGCGTCCTCCAATGCCGATACAAACTCATTGCGAAACATCACGCTTTCGGCCTTGCGATTCTCATCGTCGAACAGCAAGGCGGACGCCAGACCCCACGGCAGCGCAACGCGCGTGATCCGGTCGTCCCAGTCGAGCACCGTGCTGTCAATCGTCGTGACCTCCGGCGTGCTTGTCAGTTCCGCGTCACCGCGCTGTGCGCGGATGGCGTTCTCGTACGGCAACGCCTCCACAAGCAGGCTGTCAAGCAGTGTCGGCGAGTAGCTGTCAAAGTCAACGTCTGTTCCGGGCGCTTCAATGATTTTCGCCAGTGCCAGCGTGTAAATGCGTTTAATAGTCGTCGCCACGCTCTCACCTCCTAACAAACAGAGGGCGGGCAGCCGCCCGCCCTCCTGGGTCTTTACTCATCCGTAGCCTCAGCCACATCCGAAGTCAGCTTGCCGCCCTTGCCGAACGCAACGACCTTGATGGTCTCGCCCGCCTTGGTGGCAACCGTGCCGCCGGATGCGACCAGCATGCGGTTTGCGGAGAAGCGCGGGTCCGAGCCGTCCAGCGTGTACCAGATTTCGTCCGCATCTGCCGCCGTAACGGTCGCACTGTGCGAAGCGATCGCTACGGTGCACGCCTGCTGGCTTGCCGCCTTAGCCACAACGACAACCGAATCCGCACGGCTGGAAAGCACGAACAGATCGAAAATCTGACGGCCCTCAACCAGAGAACCGGAAGTGCCGGGGGGATCGATGTGGATTTTGGTATCGTCAATGGTATACGGGAACGCAAGCGCCTGCTCGTGAATTGCCATCAGATAAACGTCGGTCGGGAACAGTCGGTCGGGAACCTTTACAACAGTAAAGCCCGCAACCTGACCGACAACGCCGGTGGGCAGCTGCTTGCCCGCCAGATTGTCCAGCTTGACCCACTCGTCCGAGAGGATGATCTTCTTGTAGTCACTCACGCGGACAAAAAGGATACGGCCGTCATCCGGTACATAGTGATTGTCCATATAGGCGGCAGCATCATAGACGGTGGAGATAATGTCGCTCTTGGTCGGTGCAGCAGAAACGCCCTGAATATGGCCGAATCGTGCAATGCGGCTGAAACCGTATTTGTCGCCGTACGGCACGCACTTCTCAGAGATCTGCTGGCGCAGGTACTGGCCGGCCTTGTTGCTGATAGCCTGCTGAGAGCCGTCGCCCTTGTCTACGGTGGCGGTAAACGACTTGTCCTGCGTGATGGTGTACTCGTGTACGATGTCCTGTACATCATTCGGCACGCCGTAGCGGTCCTTGCCCTCTCGCTTGTAGTCGTTCAGGTCGCTGGTGAGGATCTGGTAAACCTTGCAGGTTTTCTTGCCGATCATGTCAACGTGCGCCTTGCAGTGCGGACGCAGGAACGAGGTATGGGTATACAGCTTTTCTACAGCTTTTGAATACTGTTCAGTAAGGTAAATAGGCATATTATATTGTCACTCCTTTTACAGTCCCAGCAAGCCGCGCAGGAACGGGTCGCTCGTGTCGCCCTTATTGCCCTGCACACTTCCCGGGCTTGTCATTTTGTTCTGGTTGTTCTTCTTTTCGATCTGTACAGCCTGTGCATTCTGCTCAGCCTGATAGCGCCAGTGCGCGGCAACGGGCGTCATAGCTTCCTGCTGCACCAATTCAAGCACGCGTTTTGGCACTTCCTCGAAACTTTTCACGCCAGAGAGTGAAACATATTCTTCCCACGCGCGTGCATCGGCTTCTTCTCGTGCCTGTTCAACCGTCTGATCAATGCGCTGCTGCATGGCGGTAAGCTCCGCCCGCTGCTGTTCGGCGGCCTGTGCCGCGGCTGCACGCTGGGAAGCCATGCGGCCCTCGGCTATCGCCTTGAGCGCCGCATCCGGCGTTTCCGGAAACTCCGCGCGGCACTTCTCGATTTCAGCCGAGAGCAGCTGCTCATTGCGTGCGCCCTCCAGCTGTTCCAGGTACTGCTGCCGGTTCATGCCAGCGGCCTCAGCGTACTGATCCAGTACACGCATTTCCCGCTCAGCCTTGCGGTCATAATTCATGCCCTTCTGGAGCAGTTCGACCGGGTTCGCGCCGAGTGCATCGGTCAGCGCCTGCACTGCGTCTGCCGGCAGCAGGATCTGCTGTCCGTTGAAGACGAGCGGCACGGTCTGCACCGGCTGTTCCACCGTCTCCGGCGGTACTTCGCCGCCCTCTGGCGGCTGATTCTCCGATTCTTCCTGCTGCTCTTCGGCGCGCTGGTTTTCCGCGCCGTCCTGCACGGTCTCCTCTGCGCCATCGGCGGCGGTCTGCTGGTTTTCCAGATCGTCATTGCCTTCAAGCGCCGCGAGAAAATCGTCGCCGTTAAAACCGTCCATGTCCGCGCCGGTGTCGGATGTATTGCCGTCCTCGGCAAAATACTGTAAACCGATACTGTCACGGATCTCGCTTCCGCCCATGTGATTGCTGGTCTTCCAATCCATTTAGACAATCCTCCTATATGCAAAAGACTTTCGTCTCATTGCCGTGTGTTTATCGTGTGTTCCTGCACTCCGGCGGACGCACCGCCGTTCCGTAAGCAGTGCACCCACCCGTTTTCCATAACGCTACATCAAAAGAGGTGAACCCGGACGAGGGTGATATGGCAAAAACGCCCACGCCCGCCGCAGTGCAGGAAAAGAGATCGTATTCCGGCGCTCGGACGGACGCCCTCGACCCGAACGAGGGTGCCCGCCATCAGAAAGAAATAAGGGGAATCAATGGGCGGGTGAGGTCAGCTCCCGCCCGTCCGAACGCCGGAACAGGGTTGTTATTATCTCGTGGGGACCTCTGTTTCCACGCAGCAGCCGCCCTCTGCACGCTCCAAATCACGTAAAAGGCTCTTAATGCAGAAACCGAGGTCAATCCCCTCGTACTCTGCACGAACTTCCATCGCGTGCAGATAATTACCCATGTGAAATTGCTGCTCAATCAGCAAATCAAGCGGACAGTCCGGCGTAAAATCCAGATTGTGAGCTTCTGCTTTAACAAGCATCTTACGCAGCTTATTATAGCGGATATTTGTTTCCAGAAATTCACCAAGAAAACGATCCTTATAGTCAGTGCTCTCCGTCAGAGGTGCTACATCTTTCAGCGTCAAATCTTCAAAGGTTTTCATGCCGTATCTCCCTTCTTAAAACCGAAACTTCCGGTCCGTCACCTTGGTGAACTTCGCCTTCTGCGTGTTCAGCTCCTCCTGCATCGCACCGAACATGGCCTCAACCTGCTTCTCGGTGTACTCATACGAGCTGGCCGCCAGATGGCCGATCATGCTGATTGCCTTGCAAGCACGGTTCACGCGCGGCTCTGCCAGTCTTACAAAGCGTTCCGCCTTGCTCTCATTCGTGTTATCCATTCGTTAAACCTCCCTGTAATGCCTGCTGCATGCTGGCCTGCTGCTGCACTCTCTTTGCAGCCTCGACCAAACCTTCCTGATCCTTAACCGAGCCTTCCGGCATGCGGCTGAGGAACTCAACCATATTGGGCATAACACCCGCCGTCTGCAGGTTGTTGAGCGTGGACACCTGCAGAATCCTCGACCAGTAGCTTGCCTCACCAATGTGAATATTGAGGTCCAGCGCCTCCACCGGAATCGCGCCGAAGTCAAACATCTCCACGCGGGTCTGCTCCTGCGTGTCACCGGTTTCCGGGTCTGTCGCCTCGTCCGTGATCTTGACCTGCCGCATCCCGTAGTAAGCGTGCATCATGTCGATGAGCACCCGCTCGTAGTCCTCGACAAACTGATAATATGCGATCTTGGTCAGTGCAAGCGGCGCAGCGTTCGCGGTCTGTACCGCTACGATCGCACTGCTGTTCTCCGGATTCTTGACGTTGCCGAGCGCCGCGTCATTGGCACCGGCAACACTCTTGAGCGCGTCCGTCATTGTTGACGTAATGCCGGTGGCCTCGGTCGGAATCGGCATCGAGCCTGCAACGCCGGTAAGCGCGTCCTTCACATCGCCGGTCACGCCGATACTGGTTGCATCCGGGTTCCAGCCGTCCGGGAACTTATTTCGGTTATACACCAGCTTGGGAATCGCATTGTTGCGAAGCATGATCGCAAGCGCCGTCCACTGCTTGTTGATCTCAATCTGCGTGTTGATGAGCGGCTTGATCTCCATCACGCCGTGATAGCAGTTCTTTCTCGGCTTCCAGCTCATATACGCGACGGGATAGAGTGTCATTTCCGTTGCCACATCCTGCTCGATCATCACGCGCCCGCAGCTGCGGCAGTAGTGTACCCTGCCGTCCTCGGACTTCCAGAACCGCACAAGCTCATTTCCGAGGTTGTCGCTGTCGGTCTGCTGATCGTCGCCCTTGTACAGGCCGTCGGAATCGCCCTCGATGCTCTCCCACTCGGCACAGCCGAGCCGTTTCGCGTCCTTACGGATTTCGGATACCGGTCTGCGGCGCACAATGATAAGATAAGGCTGCTCCTGCACATTGCTGTTCGCCGGATTTCCGAACAAAATGTTGGTGTTCATCGCCTGTTCGGCGCAGATTTCGCCCTGCACCCCGCCCAAACCGGACTGCTTGCTTGCGTCAAAGTAAAAATACAGCGCCGCGTCACCGTCCACGCAAGCATCGCGCAGAACCATGTGGTGCTTACTTTTCAGCTTGGTGCGCTCCACAACGCGGTCAATGCTCTGTTCGAGGATTTTCGCCGCATACTCGGCCTGCTCATCCGGCAGGAACGGTTCAATGTCCTGATCCACATCGTTGGAAACGATCTGCGCGACCTTGTAATGTACGATAGGGTCAAGTACATTCATCGTGATCGGCCGCAGATTCTTGGATTTCAGTCCTTCCCACTGCTTGCCCTCGACGAAGTTCTCGCACTGCTTGACGTTCTCGTACAGCCCGATACCGGTGTTGTACTGCACACCTTTTTCGTATTCGGCCTGTATCCTGTCAGCCGTGAGCGTGGTTTTCTGCTCATTCATCGCTCAAATCCTCCTGCCCGTGGGCGGTGCCGTCATAGCGGAGCAGATTGTTGAACTCGCGCATAATGCGGCCCTCGGTGCTCAGGCGGTACGCCTGTTCCTTGTTGAATTCCTCTTTCCAGTGCTTTGCGGTCTCCCGCTCGGTGTTCAGCGCCTCGGTCAGCTTGCCGTTCTCCTGCTTGAGATTATCAACCTCGTTGCGGGCGCTCCACATCGCGCTGATTGCCGCGTCGTGTGCATCCTTGGTGGAGTCGAGTTCTTCCTGCAGCTCCTTCGCAGCTTTGCGTCCGGTCTGCAGCTCCTGCCGCAACCGGCAGGCCGTGTCCTCACTCTCCCGCAGGGCGGTCTCCACCTTGGTAATGCGGTCCGCAAGCTGCATGCGCGCCGCCTCCTCGGTGTGCAGTCTCTGCTCCATCGTCCGCGCAGTCAGCTGAAAGGATTCCGCTTCCACGGTCTTTACCCGCAAATCCGCGCCCAAGCGCTTGGCGTTTCGGGTCTGCACAGCAGCCAGAAAAGCACACATCGCCGCAACGGCACTAATAGCTAAATACATTTCCCATTTCCTCCTCAGTTGATAGATAATCCTCGTCTCTTACTCTCGGCAGTTCCGCAGGCAGCGGGCATCCATCGCAGAAATACCGGATCGCGTCCGGCGCATGCGTCAGCTCGTGCGGCTCGGTTGCCGTATCGTTAGGGTTCTTCTCGTCGTGCTGCAAGCCCGGCAGTGTGCGAATGAGATTCAAGCAGGTATCAAAAATCTGCAATTTCGGTCTGAGTGTACCATCCACATCGGGCACAGGCTGCAGCCGGCGCTTGAGCTCGTACCATCCGGCCACACGGCCGTTGCTCACCTTGGAGAGATACAGACCGTACTCCGCAAACAAGTCGGATACGCTCTTGCCGGTCTCCTGCCGCCTGTTCCACAGGTCTTTTGGCGCGAACCATGCCGTGATATCGTCATTACAGTTTGCGTTCAGCAGTCGCTTGGCCGCCTCCGGGATGATAAGGTCGGGCTGGTAAACCTCACGGTAAACCACCGCATAATCGTTCTCATCCACCGCGATCCAGTACGCCGCCAGCATGTCGAGGCCGTAGTCGATCGCAACATACCGTCTCCACCATGCCGGAATCTCAAACGGACGAACAACGTGCAGCTCCCGCTTGAACTCGGTGAAATACTGCCCAACGTAGTAATCCCAGTTGCCTTCACGCAGCGCAATGTAAATTTCACGCGGCAGGTTTTTCATACGTTCCTCGTACTGCGGGTCTTTGGTCAGCAGAAACGGGTTGTCCTCCAGCTTTGCCGGAATAAACAGTCGCGTGCCGCCCTCGCAGCGGTGCACCTCCATCGGAGCGCCAATGTCGATAAACCGGCTCTTGGCGTTGGTATGTCCCACGCTGCCGGGGTTAGCGGTCGATTTGACGTGTCTCGGAAACGGCCGCGTGCCACGCACACGAGAGATCATGTAGGTGTACATGCTCTCGGTGAAATGCGTCATCTCGTCGAACCGGATCACGTCATACTCGGCGGACTGGTACTGCTGCACATCGCCCTCGGTTGCAATGTATCCCATCTCAATGGTTGATTTGCCAATCTTCCAAATGTGTTTACTTGTGTTGTAGCTTGCCACACTGGCGGGGTACAACTCCATCGTCTGCGGCACCATGGAGCGTTCGAGTTCCTTAAACGTGCGTCTGAGGATTAGTTGCCTACTGCCCTGATACCGCAGCGCGTACACCAGAGCGTCCAGCGCCTGAATAAACGTCTTGCCGCCGCCGGCTGCACCGCCGTAAAGAACCTCGAAAGCATCCGTGTCCATAAACAGCTGCTGTTTCGGCGTGATCTGAAAATCAAGATTCATCGCTAACCGCCTTTGTCGGATCAACAAGCGTCAGCTGCAGGTTGATCTCCGGAGCCGCTTCTTCCTTCTCAGCCAGATGGGACTCAAGCGTTTCCTGTCTTGCCGCAACATCCTTCATGGTTCCGGCCAGCTCGCGCAGGCCGACGCCGGTGTAATCGCTTACAACGTTTCTGAGACTTGCCACCTCGGCCTCACTCAGCGCGATCACGCCGTCCTTGGCAGCCTTTTCGAGCACTGCCAGTCCATCATTGATGGTCCGGGTGTCCTTCGCAGCGGCCTCGGCCTTGCGGTCGAGCGCGCGCAGTACCTTGTCCCCGATCTTCTCGCACCGGGCGATCTGCTTTCTGCGGATTTCCCGCCGAGCAGCCACGCCGTCCTCGTCGCTCTCGTTCTGGGTGTGCACCCAGTCGGCCAGCGTCGATTTGGGAATGCGCATCCGGCACGCAGCGTTTGTGATCGAGACGCCGCTCGCCACGAGCGCAAGCGCCTCGTCTTTAATTTTCTGATCGTACTTGCTCCCGCGCTGCTGCATCCAATCACCTCCGCGCGTGTCTTGTTTTCTGGATTTAAGTATAATCGGGAATTTCGGACAAAACGGACAACTTTGTTCTGACAGCAAAAAAGCGCCCAGACGAGCCTCACAGCCCGCCCAAGCGCTTGTGTTTTCAGTCATTCTGTTTTGCAATGAATTCCCGCTCGTACTCCTTCAGCAGCCGATCCAGTGTCGGCCTGCTGATCCCGTTTTCCCGTGCGATCGTTGCCTTGCTCTTGTGCCGTGTTACCCAGGCGTGATATGCACCGGCAACATCGTCAATCTCCGTCTTCTTCCTCCCCTTGTACTTGCCCTCGCGCTTGGCAATCTCGATTCCCTCCCGCTGACGTTCCAGCATGTTTTCCCGCTCAAACTGATTGATGATCGCAATAAAGCCAATCATCGCACGCCCCATAGGGGTCATGGTGTCAAAGCCCTCCTTGTTGCTTTTCAGATGGATGCCACGTTCCTGTAAATCCTTGGTCAGCGTCATCAGGTCAGCAACGCTTCGGCTGATACGGGAAAAGTCGTGGATGTAGATTGTATCGCCCTCTCGGGCATAGTCCAGCATTTCCCGCAGCTTCGGGCGGTTCATATCCTTGCCGCTCACCTTCTCGATAAACCACTTGTCAATGTCATACTGCTTCAAGGCTTCCACCTGCCGCGCCTCGTTCTGTTCCTCAGTCGATACGCGCACATACGCTAATTTTGCTCCGTTTGCCATTTTATCCACTCCTTGTTGATGTTTTGTAAAGTTGTATTCTTGACTTTGCTTTACAACTGTAAAACAAAGCGGAAAACCATGTTATTTTTACGTTTTTCGGCGCTCCTGCACACCTGCCCATTTGGGCATGTTCTATTTTTACACCGCAGGACACAGCAAAGCGGACGGGTGACACATCGTCAGTCCATCCGCATATATCGTTCGACCAACTTCCTCGGACCGCTCTCATCTGCGTACCCCATCCGCCGGGCGCACTCGCCCCAGCTCTTCCCGTCCAGATACCGCAGCCGCAGCGCGCGCCGGGTCATGGAGTCGGAAACGCTGTCGATCCACTGCCGCACCATGTCGCGCTCATCCTGGCACTCGGCCTCAATGGCCTGCAGCCGATCCCGTGCCGCGTCCAGTGCATCCCGGCCAAACAGACAGCCAACGCCGTAAGTCTCCTCGATCCGCTTGTGGTGCCGCGCCTCCCGCGCAAACCGTTCTCTTTCTTCTTCCAGTTCACAGACCAGACTTTCCACCTGTTTCAATCTGTCTTTTGTCATTGTGCCGTGCTGCACCTCCTGCCGCGCAGATTTCCCGCCTTGCTTCCGTCACCGTTACGCGCTTCCGCGCGCTCCGTCCTTTGAGAGAGTACAAACAGTAATGTGATTACATTCTGTATTCATTCGTCCGAACCTCTCCGACAAACTGCAGGGGAATTGTTAGACCCCCTACAAGGCTGTCAGGCGGACCCGGCCGCCGATATCTTAAACTTTTCTTTGCCGTCTCCTGCGCAGCCGTTCCCACGGATCGGGAGCAGCCCTGCGCCGCTGTATCTGCCACCATGCGTCAAACGCCGCCTGATTGTAAATGCGGCCGATCATAACCTCATACCGGCCGAACTCGTTCGCGTTCTGCACATGTTCGATGATCTTCACGCCGGGCGGCACTTCGGCCTCCTCCTCCTCGCCCAGTCTGAGCCGAACCGGCTCTGCAGGCGGGGTCAGATTGCGGCTGGTGGAGTATCGCCTTGCACCTTTGCCCTTGTGACAATCCTCCTTGAGCAGATAGATGGCGGTATCCTCGAAAAAGTCCGCGCCCTCGCGCAGCGTGCGCACATCGGCCAGACCGGAAGCCCAGCAATCACGCACCACCTCGGCCAGCTGCACGCCGTGCGCACCGCTGAGGATCAGGTGGTGATGCAGCCGCACCGGCTCGCCGTCCATGTCATGTTCTTCTGTTACCGCTATGTATTTGTAGGTAAGGCCAATCTTGGCATACGCCTTTTTCATCTTCGCATGGAATTTTTCCAAAGCCCGCGCGCGGCTTGCCTCCGGCGCATACGTCAGGCACACAAACAGATCCCGACCGCTCACAAAATTCGCGTTGATCAGCTGCATCAGCCGCCATTTGCGCTGTCGCCGGTTGATCTCCTGCTTGGCCTTCTCGGTTGTCCGCCGTCTGCCCGCCCTCTGCCTGGGCGACATGCCCGGCATCGTGCCCATGGAATAAAGGCACATCTGATAGAGCGCACCATTGCACTCCTGTTTTTGATAAATCATAAATCACCTCTTGCGACCGACTCCTGCATCTGCGCCGCAACATATTGCACAAAAATATTATATGTTTTTCGTCACTTGACTTTGCGCAAACTCTATGTATCTATTGACTTTGCGCAAACTCTATGTTATAATAAAGACAGTTAAAAGAGATCTACAAAACACCTGAAAGGGGTTATCAATATGGCAATCGCTAACGCAACCTGCAAATGTGCAACCTGTGGCAAGGAATTTGTTATCCGTGCCAATAAGCGCAATACCGAGATCGCCCGCAATTTCGAGCAGTGGGCCGTCGCCAATATCACCGAATGTGACGAGTGCCGCCACAAGCGCGAAACTGCAGCAGCCGCAGCAGCTACCGATTACATGCCGGAGCTGACCGGTTCCCAAAAACAGATCAGCTGGGCAATCAGCATCCGCGCTGATTTTGTTCACCAGATCGAGCATTCAACCGATCTCGACAAGACATGGAAAGCCGCATTTGATGTTATCGCAGCACACAAAACCGAGGCAAAGTGGTGGATCGAGCACCGCGGCATGAGCGCAAACCTTCTTTGCACCTCTACCGTTAAGGATGAGCCGGAACTGCTTGAGGAGATCAAAGCAGGTGTTGAGTCCAAGCCGCAGCCCGCAGAGGCGCCGGCCGAAGAACCCGAGCCGCAGCACACTGCAGCAGAAATCCATGAATACCTGTTAAACCGCTATCCGCAAACTCACGACGATCACCTTGAATTTATCGTGCATATCGACCGCGCAGGCCGATTGACCAATGTTCCGTCGTTGGAAACCTCATATTTCACTGCCGCCTTGCCTTACGAGGCGCTCGGCCTCAACCCGGACTGCCGGCCTGATCAGCTTACCGCAGCAATAACAGCTGACCCCAAACACGAGTTCGAGCGTATTTGCAATCTTATCGCTAACAATATCAGCCACGCCAGCCGAAAGGAGTAACACCATGAAAAAGATCATCAACAACCGCGTTTACGACACATCCACCGCCAAACGCTGCTCCGATCCTGTCGATATCGGCAGCATCGAAGAATACGATTTCTACGCCTTGACCCTGTATCAAAAGCGTAACGGCGAATTCTTCCTGTTCCGCGACGTATTCCGCGGTCCGCTGGACGATGGCATTGTTCCGCTGTCCTACGAGGACGCACGGCAGTGGGCTGAAAGCAACGTTTCCGCCAACAAATACGAGGAGCTTTTCGGCACCGTATCCGAGGATGACAGCCGCGCAGCTATCAATCTTTCGCTTCCCTGCTCGCTCATCGAGCAGGCCCGCCGTATCGCGGCCGCACAGAATATCAGCCTCAGCGCCTATGTCGAGACGCTGCTCACAAATGCACTCAAGGAGGACTGAAAAATGAAAACAGAGCTTTACCGCAGCTTTGAAGGAAAGCTGGACGTCGGCAACGAAGAAGGCTATATCATCTATAACATCGGCGGCGGCCGCCTGCAGATCGAACGTTACAACGTATGGACACACGGCCCGCAGGAGCCGTTCCGCATTCCGTCAAAACTCCTGCCGTCGGAGGACTACGGAAACGAAGCAAAGATCGCCGAACTTTGCGTAGACGCATGGTATGGACGCCGTGCCGGTACTGAGATTTACTTCCGTAATCGCTGGTATTCTGATGAAGCGATCGAGAAGATCCAGCGCTGCACGAAGATAACGTCTGGCAGAAATACGTCTGATATGTCAAAGCCATACACGCACGTCACACTTCCGCAGTGTCGCCCAGACGGACCATTTGAATTTATCGAGCGTATCCGCCTGCCGGATGGCAAGACGCGCATCCGTGCTCGCTGTAAGCGTTGCGGAAATGTTTTTATACGTTCCCGTACATTCTTCTATAATTCACGCAACCAAAGCTGCGGCTGTGCACATCACGCTCAGCGCAACGAAGCGATACGCGAAAAAATATCAGAGTCGCAGCGCAGCATTCCTCATAAATGCAGTATATGTGGTGCAGAATTTCAGGGCGGAACAAATGTGAAATATTGTCCAAAATGCCGCAAAGCTGCCCGCACCACATATATGCGAAATTTCGAGCGCCGCAAACTCGGCTGGACCGAAGAAGAAATCCGTCTCGGTCACCGCCTCACAACGAAACCTTAACCCTCAAAGCCAGCCCTTCACGGGCTGGCTTTCTCTTTTCCGTTTTTCATCTTCCAAACCTTCCGCGCCTCAGCAACGAAAACCTTTCGGTAATCTCGCTCATACGCGCCGAAGCCGTAAGTAACCACAGCCGCCGTCATGCAGTTGATCAGCTCGTCTGCTGTCAGACCGTGCTCGGCAGCGTTCCGGATAAACTCACGCATTTCCGCATCCGGCGGTCTGCCGAAACTCCGGCTGTAATGCGAATCAACCAGGTGTGCCGTCTCTGTCGGGCTGCGCTCCATCCTGAACACCACCCTCCACAATATCAAACAGCGTGTTCTCGTCGAGATCGCGCAGTTCGAGCTGACCGTCTACCTTGCGCAGTTTAAGCTGCTCGGCCACTGTGCCGCTGACCTTATCCTTCTGGGTAATAGATGAGGTGCAGCTGTATGCAAAATAAGGCTGATCAACATCATGCGGCATGCCGTCCTCGTCGATAATCTCCTTGCGCGCAAGATCAATACTAACCTTGAGTGTCACCTCACACTCGCACAGTCCCTGCCGCACCAGCGTAAACAGCACATCCTGCAGTTTGTCATCAAACAGATTGACAGCGCCGTTAAAGATTCCGCCGCGCAGGCTCATCTCGTGTCTCATTCGCCTGTTCCTCCTCTCTGATTCTCTTCAAGGTTTTCTGAATCCCCGCGTGCCGCGCCACCTTAAAATCGGTTTCCAGCCCAAAAAGCTGAATGATCTGCTCAGTGACATTGACAACATCGGCCAGTTCTCCGGCAAGGTGTTCCAGTCTCGCGGTCAAATCTCGTTTCTTGCCGCCCTGCTCGTGATAGCTGAGCAGCATCAGCACCTCACTTGCCGCGCTCGTAGCCTCGCCCAATTCTTCCATCAGCTTGCAAACCTGCTTGTCCTCGCCGTAATAATGGGCGATCTGCATCAGCTTTGCCGCTCTCTTTGCATTCATATTTTTCCTCCTAATCAATCTTGAGTTTCCCGTAATAACGAATATCCATCCGGCTGACGTCCTCCGCCCGCAGCCGCAGCTTTTCAAAGGCGTAATCGTCGTCTACCTCTGCCCGCATTTTCGCAAGCTCGTCCGAGTTTGCCTGAAACGCCTCGAAAAACCTTTGCAGGCGCTCCGGTCCGAAGCCGTATGCATCGTGCAGGCTGACCGCCATCAGCCAGAGATACCGCTGCATGCTCTGCTCAACGTTCAGAAGCGCCGCTTCATCCATCGCCATCTGTAAGCGATCCCGCCGCGCCCTGAGCACATCGGCATAGTTCATGCCCCGTGGCTTGCCCTTGCCCTTCTTCTTCATGCCAGACGATCCCCTTCCTTGCACAGCCAGTCCGCAATCACCTTTGCAAACTTCTCGCAGGCGGCCTCATCTGTCTGCTGCAGCTCCTCGAGCGCCTGCTCGAGCCGCTCGACCAGTCCGCGCACCTCGCCAAACAGAAAATTGACCTTGTGCGCCGCAGGGTTCTTCACCTTGTCCAGCTTTTCCTCGGCAGCGCGGGCGCGCTCCTCAGCAGCCCTGGCGGCCTCGGCGTTCTCCTCGCGTACCTTAGAGCGGATTTTCTCCAATTCTTCCTCGGTCAGCTCACGCACTTCCGCAGGCTTGTCCTCGATAGCGTCAAGCTGCTCCTGCAAATCTTCAATTTTCGCCTTGGCCTCGTCGCGTTCTTTTTCCGCCTGTTCCAGCTTTGGCCGCAGGATGTCGCATGCACTCTGAACACCCTCCAGCGTGCCCTCGGCGGTGATCTTCGCCATTTCAGCCTTTTCTGCCTCCGCCTTGGCCTCGTCGCGTTCCTTGACGAGCGCCGCAATCTCGCGGCTCGACATGCTCGGCAGATCGTTCTCCTCGGCAAGCTCCTCGCGCTCCTCCTCGGCCATGCCGAGGAGCGGCAGAATCTGCGAATAACTCAACTGTCCAAAGGCATCCGCCGCCGTCTTGCCGGTAAGGCTCACCTGCCCGCCGCCGAATTCACGCGCAATACGCATGTAGTTCTGCGCAGTAGAGGGCTTGTAACCGAGCTTGTCCGTCAGATACGCCGTCCACTCGCCGGAGGGCACCATCTGCTTGGCCTCCTCAAGCCGCGTGCCGATCTGGATCACGCTCTCCAGAAAAACCTTGCGGGCATTGTCCCGGATCATCGTGATTTCTGCGGTTACGATCTCAATCGACCGTACCGCCACAACATTCTCACTCATTTAAGCTGACCTCCTTATCATTTTCGTGACCTCGCGCAAATGGTCGAGGTACTTCTCCATAAACTCCGCCGCCTCCGGCGTGCGCTTGTGATTGTGCGCAGCGTAGCACTGCCGGCAGGCAAGCGTTTTCGGGTTAATTTCCACCGTGTGCCACGGTTTCCTCGGTTCGCTGCATTTTCGCAGCACCATGATGATGGTCTTGCCGTCCGCGTGCCGGTCTGCATAGCCTGCAACGCAGTTGTCCTGTTCCTCGCCCTCGCGCACAATTTCCTCTGCGCTGTCGATCGGACGGATAAACATCCCGCCCCACTTCCATCTCATCCACGCAAGCAGCCGCCGCTGTGTGCGGAATTTCTCGTTTTTTCCGCGATTCAGCAACTGCCGCTCGCGCGCGCTCAATCGGGCGTGCGCCTCATGCAGATCATGCGGCTGCTTGTCCGCGTTCGGCGCAAGCCGTTCCAGCTGAGCCTGATAATCGGCAAACTCACGCATCACCGCCGACAGTTCCAGATCAGAACGCTTCCGCTGTTTATCAATGTACTTCCGCAGTTCTGCCGCCGTCACGCCGCAGCGCTGCGAAAACGCAGCGACATCAAACATCGCCGTATCCGCCGCCCGGGCAAACGCAAGGCTTGCGGTATCTGCGCGCGCTGCGCCCGCCCGTTTCAAGCAGCTGTATTTCGCCGCAGTTGAAAGAGTTTCATTGCGGATCAGACGAATGTCTGCCTTGCCGAGTCCGCGGAACAGCTTTTTCGGCTCCTTCGCCCGCAGGTTTACCAGTCGGCGGAAATAATCGCCGTCGCCCTGCTCGCGCTTCCGCAGCCAGCGGCCGAACCCCATCTTCCACAGGTATTCCACCGCCGGATATTTGCAGTAAAGTGCCAGATACCCGGTCAGATCGTGCAGCACAGCGAATGCCTCGGTAAGCTGGCTGTACCGCAAAGCGCTTGCCGCAAGCTCCTGCTCACTCGGCAGCACCCAGAAATCATCCCGGCGGCCGCGCCCATGTCGTACCAGTGCCGGAACATGCAGTTTTTCCGCAGCGCCCAGCCGTCATACTGCCAGCTCCACTTTTTCGCGCCGGCGGCAGAAAATACATACCGACAGTATTCATTCGCTATATACTTGCTGTCCAGAAAATACGGATTCATCCGCACCTGGCAGGAGGCCAGCCACAACTCGCCGTACGCGCCGACCTGAAAAAAGTGAAACGCGAATGATACTTTGCGCAGCGCCGCCGCATGATCGTTTTTCGCCCACCGTTTGGGCGTAACGCTCCTGCCGCAGCGCGGGCATATCCTCCATTTGCTGGCCGGTCCGGCGGAATGCGGCTCGGTAAACCGCTCCCGGCAGGCCGTGCAGAAGCATTCATACCGCTTGGTGTAGCTGTCCGGCCCAAAGTAATCCTGCTCATTCCCGGCGTAAAACCGGAAAAAAAGAAATTCCTCGTGCTGCACATTCTCGGCGATCAGCTGCTGCAGCTCCCAGCCGTCGATCGGCGGAATGTCGTTGACCTCAAACACGATTCCCGCCTCCTTACAGCAGATTCATAAGATCCAGTTCTTCCGGTTCAGCCGTAAGCGCTTGGGTTTCCGTCTCCATCGGCTCTGCCGCAGGCTGAACGCCATCCAACGGCACCTTATAGAAGTCCGCAACAACCTGAATAACCGGATTCTCCGGGGCAAAGCGATTGCACACACAACACCACGAGTAGTTCTTCTGGTGCTTTTTCGCATACTCATAAAGCGCGCTGAAGCACTTGTCGAAGCTCATCTCCGGGTTATCAAGGTCGGCGGCGATCACCTCGGCGGCGTGCGCGTCGTGCTCTGCGATCATCAGTACAACTTCGCCCATCTGGCGGGCGTTGCCCTCGGCGGCCTGCACCGCCTCACGGATTTTCTGCAGGCTCATTTAGTACCCCTCCCTCGCAAACTTATTTTGCACGGCATGATCGCTCTTGCCGAGCGCCGCGCCGATCTCCTTGTACAGATAGCCGCGCTTGCGCATAGCTACCGCCTTCTGAAATTCCTCATACGTCCAGTGAACCGACTTATGCAGCTTCTTCTTCCGGCAGCCCAGCTCCTCCAGTACGTTTGAGATCGTATCGCAAGCCCGTCCGGTCTCCCTTGAAATAGCGCGAATAGGCATGCCTGCTTGATACATTTTCACAAGCTGCTGTTTTTCCTCGTCCGTCACGCGCGGCTGCCACCGACCCTCCTGCTTGATTTCCTCCGGCACAAAAATGCCTGTCGGCACCTCGCTGCACAGCCCGCGCGCATCGTCCTGCGGCGTAAATACACACTCGCGTGTATGATATGTACGACCCTCAAACAGGCTGTAATGCTCGGTTTCCCGCAGCTCAAACCGGCCCTGCGGGTGTCTCCAGATAACCCGCGTCTTTTCTTTTTCTCGCATATAATTCCTCCTGACGCGCCATGAAAATGGCGCGTTCTATTTCTTTCTTCTTTTCCCATACGTCCGGCAACTCGGTAAACGGCTGACAGATCGGGTAAGCCCTTCCCTCGTCACCGTAGGTGCCGACAAGGTGATACTCCACCTCGCCGAACAGGGTGCGCTGAACCTCAACACGCACCCTGTCGATCCGCACCCGCGGCAGCTCGGTCAGCTGAGAATACGGTTTGATCTCCAATCCGCTAAATCTCTGCATGGCCGCCCTCCTGTTTTTTAGCCTCTTGCCGAGCCTGCCACCGTTCGAGCAGCAGCGCCTCGAACTCGGCCGTTCCTTGCGCAGGCTCCGGTCGCGCTGCGGCCCTTTTGGCTTTCTCAGCCTTCCGCTTTGCTTTTTCGACGGCCTTCACATACCGCATACAGCGTTCGACCCGGTCATGCGGCATCTGGAACTTCTGCCGGTTTTTCTTCCAGTCAGCCATCAGCGAATCTGCCTCATCAGGTCGGCGCGGTACGCAATGTGCGCCGCCTTGTCCATGGAGACGCGGGCCGCCTTGCGGGCCTTGACTTCCTCTGCCGCCCGGCGGCGTTTTGCCGCACAGAGATCCGCATAGCAGATTGCCATGCAAACCAGCATCGCCGTTCCGAGCACCGCCGCCTGCGTGCGGCTGCAGGCACCCGCGATCTGCATGTACATCACGCCGCCGAATACCGCCGCCGAAAGGCTCATCATAAACTTACTTGCCTTCATCTTTCTTCCTCCGTTCCTGATTCATCAGTAATTCCCACGCCGTTTTCTGCAGCCGCTCAATGCGCCGCTGCATTTCATACGGCGGAACGTCACGGTAACAGTCGTCGTCAATGTAGACCGTACCGTTCGGATAATGATATTCAGCCACGATTGCCACCGTAACCACCCCTTTCTAAAGCCTATGCTTAAACCGGCTTGTCTGTTGCCGTCCGCGCCGCTTCTGCCTCTAAATTGAACTTTTGTGCTTTCTCAAGCTCAATGCGGGCAGCGATCCGCAGGCTCTCCGGCGCTTCCGGGTCAGCCATGATCTGTTCTGCCGTCATGGCGAGGTATTCGTTGAATGGTTTCATACAGGTTTCACCTCGATCTTTTCCGCCTTGCCGAGCCACTCCTCGACCTTCTGCAACGCAACCTCTCGGCTGTCGCAAAAATATTGCGTCCACTGGTACGCAATATGACCTTTTTCGGTCAGAACCCAAACTTCGTACTTCATGTCGTTCTCCTTTCCGGCAGCCCCCGTCAGCAGTTGCCGGAGGGGGTTGCCTTATCTTCGCTGTTATACAAGTAGAAGAACTCAACCGGTACCCCGAGCGCTTTACAGATCATGCCGTATTCCTCAACCGAAATTCTATTGATTCCGTGGAGCATGCTGTAAACTTTTTGCTTAGACCAACCGCACTTATCAACAATAATCTTCTGCTGAATGCCGTTTGCACGGATATATGCAAGGATATTGTCAGCGATTTTCATAACTTGCACCTCCTCTGTAAACTTTATCTTTACTGTGCCTTTATTATAGTCACCTTCAGGTTTACTGTCAAGAGTTTTTCGGAAAATAAGTAAACTTTTTCTTTACCTATATGTTTACATCCGCCGCCAGTCATGATATAATTTACTTATAGAAAGGAGGTGAACCCCAATGGATATAAGAGAAACGATACGCAAAAACTTGAAATACTATCTCGAACGTTCACCATATACGCAGGCAGAGATAGCAAGAGCACTCGGCGTATCAAAGATGAGCGTAACAAAATGGATGAAAGGTGACAATTCCCCGAATATAGAGCTGTTAGAGCCATTATGTAAACTTTTGAACATAAACATAACAGATGTGTTTGAGGAGCACCCAGAGCCAGCGGAAACGCTCACGACAGACGAGCAGCAGCTTGTCACGGACTACCGCTCATTCAGCGATGAGGGAAAAGAAAAGGTCCGCGATTACGTAACAGACCTGAAAGGAAACCCTCGATATAAAAAACGTGATGAGCCTGTCATGGATCAACAGGCATAAAAAAATGCCGCTGTCAGATCGCACCTGACAGCGGCTTGAAGAGAACCACTCCCTCTCAGAAGCAGAATCCCTCAGCACTATATTAACAGATGTTGGGGGATTTTGCAATATGAACAAAAAGCTGATTGCGGCACTCTGCTGTGCCGCCCTGCTGGTGCCGGTCGCCGGCGCAGAAGATTATATATCAAAGGACGCGCCGTTTTACGAAGCGCTCACGCAAGCAGCAGAGCAATCCGAACAGATCGCTATCGGTGACTACGGACCTGAAGCCGAAACCGACTTTGAAACCAAGCGCGACGCATATCTCAGTGGTTTTGAATCGGGCGTTGAATACTCTTACGATTCCGATGTTTCCGATACGCCATACAGTAAAGGTTACAACGAAGGCTACGAACGAGGCTTATCGGATAATCAAGGCGAAGGCTACGACGAAGGTTACGAACAAGGCTATAAGGACGGCTACAACGAAGGCTACGCCGCCAGCGATACCGCACCGGATAACGATATCATCGACCGCAGCGAGGTGCATACCGCCGTTCACGATCCCGATTTGTCCGCTCCGGAGCCGGAACCGAAAAAGCAAGCCAAAATCTCAATCACCGATCATATAGAATTGCTGGTGTTCGGCGCGCTCGGCATAGTGGTGCTGCTCGCACTGATCGTCAGCAGACAAAGGAGGTAAGATAATTGTCAACCGAATACGCCCTCTATCTCCGCAAATCCCGCGCCGACCTCGAAGCCGAGGCCCACGGCGAGGGCGATACCCTTGCCCGGCACGAGCATATCCTCATGGAGCTTGCCAAGTCCCGTGCCCTGCCCATCGGCGCGATCTACCGCGAAATCGTCTCCGGTGAGCGTATTGCGAACCGTCCCGTCATGCAGCAGCTTCTCTCTGAGGTGGAGGACGGCCGCTGGAAGGGCGTCCTCGTCACGGAAACCTCGCGTCTGGCGCGCGGCGATACCATAGATCAGGGTATCGTCGCCCAAGCGTTTAAGTTTTCGGGCACGCTCATCGTCACGCCGTCCAAAACCTACGACCCCACGCAGGAAGCGGACGAGGAATGGATGGAGTTCGGCCTGTTCATGTCGCGGCAGGAGTATAGAATGATACGCCGCCGTCAGCTGGCCGGAACGAGAGCCTCCAAGAAAGAAGGCCACTACGTTCCCGGACGTCCGCCTTACGGCTATGAACGCTACAAACTGGACGGCCGCGGCTGGTCCCTTCGACCGGTTGAGCCGCAGGCCGGTGTGATCCGCACCATCTACGATATGTATCTTTCCGGCAAAGGCTTTTCCGAAATCGCGAACGAACTGAACGCTATGAAGATCCGCACACCGCTCGATAAAAAATGGGTGCCCGCGACTACCCGTGCCATCCTGCAGAACCCGCACTATGCCGGTTTTATCCCCAGTGCCATGAAGGTCAACACAAAAATCGTGCAAAAAGGCAAATTGATAACCAAGCGACCGGTCAATAAAAACTGTGAGCTGTACGAAGGAATACACGAAGCGATCATCCCGCGGGACGTCTGGTACAGCGTCCAACAGCGCATGAAAGACACCGTTACGCCGCGTGTACCGCGCAAATACCAGCAGATGAATCCGCTGGCCGGACTGGTCTACTGCGACCAATGCGGTAAACTGATGTCTCGCCATCCATACCGCCGCGAAGATAAAGTCCGGTTTGGCTGTGAAAATCCGTCCTGCTCTACCGTCTCCAGTCTGTTTGAAGATGTGGAAAGCCTTGTCCTGCAGTCTCTCCGCGAATTCCTTCACAAGATCGAACTCAGCTCTCCTACCCTTCTGGACACGAAAAGCGAAGAAATCGCACTGCAGAATATCGAGAAGCAGCTTACCGATATAAACCACCGTCTGCAGCGTACCTATGAACTGCTCGAAGATGGTGTTTACAGTAAGGAAACCTTCCTGCAGCGTCAATCCGCAATCAGCCAGGATCAGACCACACTGCTAAACACAAAGCACGAGATTGAGCGCAAACTCCATAATAAACAGACAGACATTGAAGCGCAGAAGAACTCCGCGCCACTCATCCGTCATGTGCTGGACGTATACCCCACACTGGAAGATCCAAAAGAACAAAATCTTCTCTTAAAGCAGGTAATCCGCCGTATAGACTACCATAAAACCGTCCGTGTCTACGGCAAAGCCAAAAGCGACCTCCATCTGACAATCCACCCCAAAATTGCTATACCTCAAACCTCTAACATTTAAGTTATTGCTGCTGCGCGCTGCATGAAGTACCCCGTTCAATCTGCTCGTGCTTCGGCGGTGACGATCTCGTGCTCAGCAACGATGGCTATCAGCTGTTCGTAACCCTCGGTCAGTTCTCGATCATCCGACTTGAGCGCGACATCCAGCTGCTCATGCCCGCTTACGACGTATGTCTGCCGCGGCGCGACTGCTCGAACAGCGGTGTCGGCGGTGAGCAGGACCCGTGCGAGATCTTCTCGAGCTTCGACTTCCCCATCGACGCCTTTTTCCCGCCGCAGAGCGACAAGGCAGGCTGTCTGTTCACCGGCAGTGCCGGCGTAAATGACAATCGCAGCGGCTGCGGCTGCGGCAATAACAATTCCTGCAGCGGCAATAATTCCTGCAGATAATCCTATTTACCCGTTTACGCGCAGCCGGCTGGGAGTATTTGCTCTCAGCCGGCTGTAAATTTGCCGTTCTGTATGACGGCAAGCCGATGGTTTTCGACTGTCCGTTAAAAATGAAGCCGTCGGCAAATTCGATCTATGACCTGAAGGATGCCACTGCTTCATTCTTCATTCTCGTTAAGAATACTGACGGCGGCTTCCTGATCGGCAGCTTTGCAACCGGTATCTGATCACTGCCGCACAACCCGTTTGATCTGCTGAAAAAGTTTCTCTATTGGCGCAAAAAAGTCCCTCATCGACTGATGAGGGACTTTTTGCTTGTGCAGTTTTTGGGTTCTGAGACTTCTCTTAGTACGCGATGCCCCAGACAACCATCTTGTTTGCAGGCTTGCCGCAGACCGGACAGGTATCTGCGATGTGCTCCTGCTCGAACGGCATGCAGCGGCTCGGCATACCGGTCTCTTCCTTGACCTTCTCCTCGCAGGCGAGGTCGCCGCACCACATAGACTTGATAAAGCCGGTGTGCTCAGCAAGGATGGACTTCATCTCGTCAAGAGACTTTGCGGTATAGGTATGCGCCTCGCGGTTTGCGAGCGCCTTCTCATACAGCGACTTCTGGATATCCTCCAGCAGTGCCGGAATGGTCTTTTCGAGATCCTCGAACTTAACAACGGTCTTTTCGCGGGTGTCGCGGCGAACCAGTACGCACTGACCCTCAGCGATATCGCGCGGACCAACCTCCAGACGAAGCGGAATGCCCTTCATCTCGTACTCGGCAAACTTCCAGCCCGGGGTATTGTCGCTCAGGTCGATCTTGGCACGGATGCCCGCTGCCTTGACCTGCTCGTACAGCTCGGTTGCCTTCTCCTTAACGCCTTCCTTGTGAGCCGCAACCGGAATAACAACCAGCTGGGTCGGAGCGATACGCGGCGGCAGAACCAGGCCCTCGTTATCACCGTGCGTCATGATGATTGCGCCGATGATACGGGTGGAAACGCCCCAGGAGGTCTGATACATATACTGCAGGGTGTTGTTCTTATCGGTGTACTGCATGCCGAATGCGCGTGCAAAGCCGTCACCGAAGTAGTGCGAGGTACCGGACTGCAGAGCCTTGCAGTCGTGCATCATGGCCTCGATGGTGTAGGTGTTCTCTGCACCGGCAAAGCGCTCCTTCTCGGTCTTTTCGCCCTTAACGACCGGAATGGCCAGCCATTCCTCGAAGAACTTCGCGTAGATGTTCAGCATGCGCAGAGTCTCTTCCATAGCCTCCTCAGCGGTAGCATGAACGGTGTGGCCCTCCTGCCACCAGAACTCACGGCTGCGCAGGAACGGACGGGTGGTCTTTTCCCAACGGACAACCGAGCACCACTGGTTGTACAGCTTCGGCAGATCGCGCCAGGAGCGAACGATCTTTGCGTAATGCTCGCAGAACAGCGTCTCCGAAGTCGGACGAACGCACAGACGCTCCTCCAGCTTGTCGTTGCCGCCGTGCGTTACCCATGCGCACTCCGGCGCGAAGCCCTCAACGTGGTCGGCTTCCTTCTGCAGCAGGCTTTCCGGAATGAAGATCGGCATTGCTACATTCTCGTGACCGGTCTCCTTGAACATGCCGTCCAGCGTGTGCTGGATGTTCTCCCACAGCGCCTGTGCGTACGGACGCATGATGATACAGCCCTTTACGGACGAATAATCGGCCATTTCAGCCTTTTTAACAATATCTGTGTACCACTGCGCGAAGTCCACGTCCATAGACGTGATCTCGCTGACCAGCTTTTTCTTTTCTGCCATTATTCTTCACCTTTCTGGTTCGCAATAATCTTATCTATTTTTTCCTGTTCGTTTTCCAGCGCATCGTTGCCCCAGATGTAGAATACATCATCGGTTGCAGACCGGACGGTAATCCTTCCGTCTTTCAACAGGCAGGTATAGTGTCCGCTTCTATGGCCCTCTGTCGGAATAGCGATTGCGAAGCGAACAGCACCGCTTTTGACCGTCTTTATCTCGTCGATCAGAATGTCATCGAGTGTTGCAAGCGTGGTCTGCGTTCCATCCGGCGCGATACGCACGAGCATATCACCGGCCATGTATCCGATACCATCCGAATAGTATTCCGTCCGCTCAGATTTATCGCAGGAAACAGCATAATAAGCCCCATCAGCATCCTGCTTTACGCTGATGACCGGAGAGTCTGTCACCTGCACCAGACGGCCGTTCTCTTCGCGGTACAGTCCAGCTATGCCCCAGAACAGCACACCGTCACTGCCGAATATCTGCGGTGCAAAATGCTTGCGCACCTCGGCATCATCCGACTGATACGCATTCGAGATGGTATAGCGGTCTGTCTTTTGACCGTCCCAGTTATACGCCGTCAGCACGGTTTCGTCCGCCGTACATTTCTGCGTAACAGTCATGCCGTCATCCGTCAGCCGGCAGATACCCGCTGCCACGCCCAACGGCTCCACGCCTGTTTCCGTGAGCTTATAACCGGTCGTCTCGTCCGTGCAGATGATGCAGCCGCGTGCGCTCTGATAAACAGTGCGTGCTACCTGCTGCTGTGCTTCGGTCAGAGTCAGTTCGGTTTTGACCGTATCGCCGCGTACCGAGCACAGCGAATACGTTTCCGTTTCCTTGTTGAATACCAACAGATAGTCGGTTTCTCCGGCGCTACCGAGATATTCCACAGAACTTTCTTTCGGCAGCGAGAGCACTTGCGTCAGCGCCATCGTCTTGCTGTCCATGCGGTACAGGATCAAGTCCGACCGCCTCATATCGCTCTGCGCATAACGGTCTGTACCGCTGACAGGCTGCACGCCATCAATCGGACACTGCGCCACTGTCACATCTGCAATCTGGCAGACGAACGGCGAAGCGATCAGGTTCCACTTGTCATCATACTGATAATCATTGCCGTAATCACGCGGCAGAACGTCCCATGCCGCATTTTTGAACTGCTTCGCTGTGAAAACGCCGTTGTCGATTAGCTTTTTCGCCACACTGCGGTCGCTTTCGTCGCCATTTTTCGCGTAGTACGTACCGAGAAGCCGAGCCGAGAGCGAAACCGCATCTCCGCGGATAAAGCCCTCCTCGTCCGTCTGCCGCACCTCATCGTTATCGACAAAAGCCGTACCCTGATAGCTGTCCGCATCCAAATGTGCCCGGGTCAGAAAAATGCAATACTGACCGCAGGTGACATTGCGCTGCGAGCCGTACAGTGTCGCAGAAACGCCTTTGGTCAAACCATTCTGATACAGCCAGCCGACGTATTTGTCCGCCCACTGCGGCACATCGGTAAACGGATGCTTCCAGTTTCCTGCCAGCGCGGTCTTTTCTGCGCCAAGCAGACGGGTCAGCATCACCGAGGCCTCTGCGCGGGTCATGGATTTCTCCAGCGCAAAGCCCTTGTCGGTGCCTTTGAACAGCCCGAGATCGTAAAGCATCTGCGCCTGCGCTTCGGTATCGCCGGGATAGTTGTTGTCGATCGTACCGACCTGTGCCGCACCGGCGGCACAAGTCAGCAGACCTGCCATCAGACACGCGAAAACAAATTTTTTCAT